CATGCTACAGCTAATTTGCGCTCAAGGTGAGCCAACAAAGTTGTGCGTTTACTGGATAATCCATCTATAGGCAGAACATCCTTATCAGGGACGACTGAGTATAGATTAGTGCCAAGAATACCATACCACTTAAGGAAAGTGGGAAGGTATTTAAGACACAAAGCTGCGGATCTCTGGTCGAGATCTGGTAGTTCAGAGCCATTCCAATAAGGAAAGTTTCTTGAACTATTAGGAGACACATTTTCTTCAAAAAAGAAGGAAGTGTATTTCCGGTCGTAGCTCATTTGGAAAGTGCCAGTGTCCTTGCCGAATAAGGTTAGGTATTTCAAATACCGAATCTCATAAGACAGACCCTTTGGGTTAAAACCTAAACCTCCTTCGAGGTCAGGAATATCCTCAATCAGTCGGACAACTTTACGTTGTCTAGGACGCAGTAGACAATATGCTTTACGTCCAAGTAACTTAACGATGTCAACAAAGTTGTCATCAGATAGGTTTCTCCATTTTAACTGAGGGAGAATCATATCTTTCGATATGATCTTCCCACCAAATTCCACAATCTCGTGAGAGATAATAGATTTGTCAGCTGAAATAGGACAATCGAGAAGTTTTAATGCCTCTCGATACTTGTGATACAATACATCGTCAAGGATAACTACGTCATCACCCAAAATGAAAAAGTTACTTTCGTAACTATTTTCACAAAGTGATAATAATAGAAAACCATGACAAAGGGCAAAGGAACCAAACGATGGGTATAAACCCAAAGGTTGGCCTTTTTTCCATTGTATTGTTGTTCCCTGGTAAATCCAGGGTGCCCTTGATATTTCTTCAAAAAGACTGATATAATCAGTATAATTGGGGAAAATATATCGGAGCAGATTGAGCTGGAGGGACAGCGGAAAATAATCCGTTGCACCAGTTAAATCAACACAGAAAGCAGTTTTGCCTAGTGATAGGTGTCTCTGAATAATGGTATTGGCCTTTGATTGCTCAAAGGTACAATCCCATGGAAGAGCCTTGATGGTGTCATAAATGACATCACCAAGGGGTTTCAAAGCTACTTGGTAGACTCTATTAGGATTGGCAACAGCACGAAGCTTGAAGCCAGGTTCCTGAATAAGGCCTATTTTTCCAACAGCGTTGATACCAGTAGTACTAAATGACTTTATACCGATTCGCATCGGAATGAAGCCAGAGAATACACCCTTAAAAATAAGGGAATATTCCTTTTTAGTGCGTACATATCTTCCGAAGTCTGTTTCCTCAATAGTCTCCCATTGAGTAGACCAGAACTTCTCCTCAGGTAGAGTACTACCCCAATAGGTAGGTACCCTTTTTCCGGGACTAGGATTGTAAGACATGAAAGATGGCTGTAAAGGTACAGACAGATTCGGTCGAATAAACCTAGAAGCGGATGACACCAAAGTGTTAGATATTGATGATGAGTCAATATCGATAGCGTTTACCCCATCGAGAAATTTCTTAGCTTGCGCAAAAGAAAGTTCATGACGGATAAAACGGGTATAGCTCCTCATGAGACATATACATGAGAATCTCTTACGTTTAGTAAGAGATAACTCAAAGATTCTAGAGAAAATGCCAGAAGGCAAACCTTTAGAATTCTTCTTGTACCATGTCCCCACGAGGGGCTCACCAGCAATATGTCTGATAAGATCTGTATAAAGGGTTTTACACCTTTTAACAGTCCAATCAATACCATTATGCTCTATCCACTTATCAACAGTACGTGAGTACTGTTTCACTAACTCGTTTGGTAACGAGAGTGCAGAATAGTAAGTAGCTAGAACCTCTTTCGTTTTAAACATGTTTACTCCTTTAAGGATACAACATAACGAGAGGCTAGCGACCAGCTAGTCTACTAGAGCTTAAGCTCAGCACGTTGTTTACGAAGGGAGAATCTCTTCCAAGCACTTGAAGATTCAGAAATCTCGTCAGTTAAGTCTGACCATTTCACATACTTTTGTAGATCAGAGATTTCCTCCTCAAGGAGAGAAACTCTATTCTTAAGTAAATTCAGTATATCTAGACGTGAGGGACCATATTCTGGTGTCAGGTCTAAAGATTGTTGAATCTTAAGAATCATCTGGTCACGTCTTTCGGACTGTGGCAGCGATCTACAGCAAGTCATTGATTTGTTCAAACCAACTAACTCGGTTACTTCTTCTTGAAGTGTCATGGTTAAGTTCCTTTCATAAACTTCCTTTTGAG